ATGCAAGTTTCTCAGCTTAACAGCACAGACAGAGAGATTGTGGATCGCAATCCCGGGATGTCCTCTTACCTCAGAGCGTTAGAGGAGGGAAGACAAGCTACTCCTCATTCTTGGTTATACGAGAGTGAGAACAGTGAAACTACTTTGGGCAAGTGGTTGCAAGTCTTATCTTCTCTGGAGCATGGAACTCTGGAAGAAGAGATGATCTACCAATTTGACAAGAGACAGCTTGTTAAGTTTGGACCCCAGGGTCAGATTCCGCCGATCAAGGAAGCTTTGGAAACGATTACTGATCAGTACGAATCTGGGCTAAATGCCGATCTGTTCCAAACGGCTAAGTGGAAAGAAGCTATTCGCTCGGCAGCCGAACTCCTATTCGGACCACGTAAGGAAAATAACAGACCCCTCGGCTTCAACAGCGTAATAGATGATATGCGTGAAAGAGACACGCTAACTACTAACAGCGGGTGGCCTCTATTTTCCCGCAGGAGTGATCCGTTGGTAATTAAAGCAAGTATTGAAGATGCTATGTCTGGAAAAGACTATCAATACCCGGCTATAATCTTGTTTAGATATTATAACAAGAAGCTACGCCCTGTTTGGATGTACCCAATGTCCCTCAATCTCATCGAATTGAGTTTCGAACAGGTGTTAAAAGAGGTCATGAGGAAGCGCGTTCCTAACTACGTAGCTCCATGGGAGGGCTTCGAATATGTTAAGAGAGTTGTAACTTCTGTTTGGCAACCTGGAGTATTAGCATTTGGCGGGGATGTCAGTGCGATGGATGCCCACTTCAAAGAGCTGCAGATGGTACAAGTTTTCGAAGTCGTAAAGTACTGCTTTCAACGCAAGTACTGGGATACCTTACTACGGTCAATGCTGTCAGTTAATTCAATTGACATTGTGGTGGGGAATGATGCGATAATTGCTGGACAAAAGCATGGCATAGCATCAGGTTCAGGATGGACACAGCTTGCCGAAACTGTGTTCCAGTTCATTATGTCAGTATATCAAGGTATTGATAATAGTGACTTTATTAGTCAAATGGCGATTGGTGACGACCAACTAACCTTTTATAAAGGATTAGAATCGCGCGCTGAATACAGCGTAAATCTCTATAATAAAGCTGGACTTCCCGCAAATATTGAGAAACAGAGTGATGAAGTAGACTCCACTACTTTCTTACAGAGATTATTTCTCAGGGGGTGGGCTTCCCGTGAAGATAGTAAAATTCTTGGCGGCATATATCCAACGATCAGAGCATTGAATTCAAGCTTACATCCAGAAAAGTTCCATAAACCATCTGAGTGGAATTCTGACATGTTCTGCGTTCGACAGTATTCTATACTAGAGAACGTTGTAGACCACCCATTGTTCCAGGAGTTTGTGTCCTTCGTGGTACATGGGCAAAAGGACTTGATTCCTTTTGCTAAGCAAGCTTCATCTGCAATCGACCAAGCGCAGAGAAAAGCACGTTTAGTACCGGGCTTAAACACGACGTACAACCAGGAGAAGCGTGAAAAGCCTTTGAGTTCATATGAGTCCATTAAATATGCTATGAACTTATAAGCGACAG